TCAGCCATTTGCTATTCTTAAAAAATCGTCAACTGTAACAGGCAGATTGTACTCTGCATATACATCCAACGTCATTCGTATATTAGCGTGACCCATTAAATACTGAACAGATTTAACGTTCATACCAGCAGAAATCAGTCTTGTGCAGAACATGTGCCGAAAAGTATGTGGTGTCGTCTTTGGTAGAGTGTCGCCTGTTTCTCTATGGTATGCTCCAATCATACTTTCAATAATTGACTTGACGGAATCTTTGTCTTTTGGAGAAAGGGTTCCTCTTTTCAAAAATAGGAACGACGTATATCCATCCATCTCTGGACCAGGATCATTTAATGCTTCTCTTTGACAAATAAGCCTTTCGAAACTTTCTCTTGCGCTATCAGTAAGGGGGATTTTCCTTTTCCCGCTTTCACTTTTTGGCTCTTGCACAAATGTTCCAATTCCTGGGACATATGATATTTGATGTGTTATGTTTAAACAATTATTTTTTAAATCAACGTCATCAATTGTTATTCCGCATAACTCACCAACACGAACTCCTGTTTCATGCAGTATAATAAGCATATCTGTATATTTCTTATAGACTTTACTCGTTTTAGAAAAGTCAATAAGCTTTTTATACTGCTCTTCTGACAATAAAATTTTTTTCTTTTTCGTAGGCTTTATAAGTTTATTCAAGCTAAATGAAAACGGATTATAAGAAATCATATTCTCGTCAACAGCCATTTGAAAAGCAGGAGAAATTATATTTTTCATATTTCCGATAGCACATTGGCTCATTCCATTTTCGTTAAGAGATAAGAACCATTCTTTCGCATCTAATGTCGATATTGATGATATATTTTTTTCTCCGAATGGATCGTTTTTTATTTTTCTAAGATATTGCCCTCGTGTATAAGCAGAAGTTTCTTTAAGTGATTTTTTGTGAATAGTTTCATATCGTTTTATCAACTCATACATTGTTATTATCACATCGGCCTGTTCCACGTCAGACTCTAAAGTTTGTTTCTTTTTGTCTCGAAGTGCTTTTAAATCATTTGCGTACATAGTATGCCGTTTTCCAAATTTATCTGTCCAGCGGTATTGATACAGGCCATCTTTTCTTTGACTCTCACCTTCTTTTAAAACTCTACCTTTGTTATCTTTACGTCTTTCCATAATATTAGACTCCTTACATTATAATAAAGAGCCTTGATGTGACGACATGAGTATACCACACCAAAGCTCAAATTTCAAATTGAATAAGACTGATCTATGTACTTTTCAAGAGCTTTACGTTTGATAAGACGTTTTCGGCCTACAAAAAGCACAAACGGACAGTTTTGTTCTTCCGCCATTTCTCGAAGTTTGCATTGACCAATATTCGAATATGCTGCAGCTTCTTCTATTGTAAGGGTGGCTTTTTCCCAGATTGGGACTTCTTTCATAGAATCTCCTCCATCTTCTCCGACCCGTATCGTGACACGCACACATTATATAAGAGCATCGCCCTGGTCATAAGGCCGACACCTCCGATACGAGGGGTCACCATAATATCTTTCATGTTGTAAACCTCATCAGCGCAGTCTCCATGTTGCTTGCCATTCTCGTCGTAGTTAATACCAACGTCAATGCAGACGTCTGTGTTGAATAGATCTATATGAGAAATAAAATTGCGTTTTCCAACCGCAGAGATGACAACATTTGCTAGTTTTGTAACGTAAGCAGTATTCTTCATGTAGCTCCCTGTACTATTAACAGAGATCACATTACAGTGTCTCCCGATCAGCATATCGACCAGCGGACGACCTACGATATCAGATTGACCACACACAAGCACATTTTTGCTATCCAGATCGTACCCGATGGAATCAAAAATCTTCATAACGCCAAGCGGAGTACATGGCTGAAATTTGGATGTAGAATTAAAACCATCAACGTCAAGTTCGTCTGGAATAATGATATTCTTAGGATCGATATGTTTTGGCAGTGGAAGCTGGACGATAATACCATCTGCGTTTTCATAATTATAATCTTCTTGTATTTTATCTTTCAAACCATCTTCGGTTATCTCTTCTGGTAATTTGATAAGTTCTGCTTCGATTCCAACCTCTTCACAGTCACGCAGCTTGCCGCGAATGTAAGCGTTGGATGCAGGGTTATCCCCTACTTGATAAATATATAAAACAGGAGCATCGTTAGCTTCTGCGATAATATTCTTGATTTTATTTTTGATATCTTGTGCAATAGATTTGCAATCAATAATCATTGTGAACCTCCTTACAGCATCATACCGGTAATGGCATGAATGACTCTCTCGAATATCTCGTGATTAAAAACATAATCACCAAGGTCACGCACAAACGAGATGATATTATTTTCGCGGCCTTCGATTTTAAAATGCTTAAACCCCTGTGAAACCAACATTTTTATTTCATCTTCATTCATAGATGTACCCAGAAGAGGATTGCTATTTCGAGTAGAGCCGCAATAGTTATATACTATCGCCAACTGATTTTGCAGCTCCGTAATATCATCACCATTGACAATAGCCTGACCCAGCTTTGTGTTCAGCTGATAGTGACGGCCAGCCATGGGACAATTCGGCAGACACCGGTGATTGACAATAAATTCTACTCGATCATGGTCATGCAGGTTTTTAATAAACTGCTCGTCATGGATCTTAAATGGATTCACAACGACAATATCAAAACGGTCAAGCAGACGGTTATAATATTCAGCAGAATCATTCCCAAGACCGACTTCGACAGACGGTTTTACTTGCGAAGAAATCAGCTCAAGATTGGGATACATGTAGCGAATATAATCAGCAAGTAAATCGGACATAACAATAACGCCGTTACGGTTTATAAGACCATTCTGATTATTATGATCGAGGTGCCGCAACATAATATTTGAAGTTTCATCAACGAGATCGCCGCGTGTAACAAACGGACTTGAGAATGTCAGGCGAACTCCAAGACCAAGTTCATTATACTTATCTGCTCTGGATAAGACTTCTGACACAGGAAGATTTTGCTGAGGGATACGACCACCCTGCAAGACTGTGGAAATGCTGCCAAACACATATCTGATGCCATTTTTCTCACAAGCCATTTTACAAGCTTTGTCAATATCAAACATCATTTCATCATGGCCGCAAAACGCGCCGATATTCCAATCGATTTCACCGCCGTAATCTTTTACAAGCATCGAACTCTCCTTTCTTTAAAATCCAAGTTTTATCAAGGTCGTTTAGTGATATCGCAACCCATATCTCGTGCAAGTTCTAAAAATTCCTCAAAAGATAAGTCGTGCATAATTTCCGCAGTAGATACTTTATTCGGAGAGACGTATCGAAATTGTTTCTTCAGTTCGATATAACTGTCACTATTTCTTTTAATTTTTACCGTCTCAGAGTGCCCACCGACATTCGGGATAGTAACATAAAAATGATTTTTAATTGTCTCCCCTATCCAACTTGGCCGTCCAGCTCCATCTCTGTTATAAAATTTTACTGAATATTCTTCAATCGAATTCTTCTCAACGTATCGTAGCAAAGTTTTTTTATAAAAGATTTCTCTACGGTATGGAGCAATGCCACATAAGTCAGCAGATATAATATAATATCCAAGCTCTTTCATCGATGTTCTCCTTTATACTCACTACTACTATACAGAATATTTCGTAGCTGATTGATAAAATCATCGACCGCGCACTCACTACAATCTAAATCAGAGGTACACATACTACAGCCATCTATGTAATGCTGCATCAAATCCTCTAATGATTTTTCATAGTATTTTGCCTTGTTTTTGTAAAACCCTAATTCTTCCATAAAATCACCTCGTTACTGTACTAACTCCATTATTTTTAATCTGTCCTTTTTGAACATGAATTATTACAGAGTCAGCATTAACAGTATTGGTTGATTTATATTCGATATATGGAGCGTTGCTATCATATACAATTTTTACATGGCCTTTGATATTCATATAATTGCCATTACAAAGAACCGTAAGCATCTCGTAATTTTCTGCTGGGACATTAGATACCATAGTAGATGTATATCCGTAGATGCCCGATTCCAGTTCTTCAATAGTGGCAGTCCACTCAATCGGATTATAATGACGATAGATACCGTCGCCAATCGCCCATACAAAATATCCAACAATAAGAGTAATGAGCACACCGACTGTCAAAAACAAGATCTTTTCTCCAAGAGTGAGTTTTTCATTATTACCATCCAAGTTCAACACCACTTTCGTTTACAATATAGATGCCGTTGTCTTTCAAATACTCAATAAACTCTTCATGTGGCAACTTATGGGCGAGCTCACAAATAGTGTAGTTATTTCTGCCTTTCACCCACTTTGTTTCTTTTCTCAAGTTAGACCACTGATGTACACGAAATTCCTTACAACGCCATTTTAAATGAAAGGTATCTGCACATAAATCGCAAATTGGTATCTCTACATAAAAGTCACCCGGATAGCGTTTTCGTCGCCACCACTCCATATCATAGAATACAATGCCATAGAGTTCAGGATACTCTTCAAATCCGTGTTCTCTAAGATAAGCAAAGCCCAATCCGTTGATGGTCCATTCTGGCGACCTTGGAACCGTATATCGAAGCTGCGATTCTGTGTGCGAGATGCAGGCATTATTATATTTGCCGTCGATACCCATAATGTACCAGTCGGATTTATAATAGCCGATTTGTTTCACAGTAAGTACCTCAACCCGTTCAAATACTTTTCTTTCAGCCGTGGCGTCAGCGTATCCACTTGCGATAGATGATCCTTCATGTCAGCCAGCTTGACAAACCACGCACAGAGACCATAACGCTTGAAGTTGAGATAATGAATTTTTTCGCAATAATCATTATAATTTACTTCGTCTGGCTTCGTTAAAAGCTTGAGTGCCTTCTTGAAATTTTTTGGAAGACCACTTGTGTCGTAGTTTGTATCCTCCAACAGGTCGTGCATAATAGCCAAGCAACGGCAATCGTTTTTCAGACTGTCTGGAATAGCAGAGTTGGAAGACACATAGTTCATAACGCGAACCGCATGTTCAAATGTTTTCTCGTCGTAATACTGATGTGCGATTTTTAGTGCGTCATCAAGAACGACATAATTTTTATCAAGACTCATCTTTTTACCTCATAATTTTTAAGATACTTTACTTCCTTTGTGGCTGGCATACATCCGTTAAACCAATATCTTCCGCGATGTTTGTCTTTAAAGTTTCCCCAAATCATATTCGTGTCTGGTGCATGTATCAAAGGTGATGAATCACATGAACTAAAATTATTGTGTTTTGGTAGATATCGAGACCAATATTCAATATAATTTTCATCCAATACAGAATCACGGTAAACTGATATTACATGTCGTTGTTTCAATAAATGTATTGCATATGACCTTTCTTTCGTTACGAGATTTGTACAGTTATCTTTGTAAACAAGTGCCATGTTTCACAACCTCATAAAAGTCTAGTTCTTAAAACATACATTTAATCGTCAAAAACTTCTTCTCGCAGAACCAGTTCATCGTGACTTTCTACACGACTGCCGCATTCTGGACATTGTGTTTGATAAAATAAAATCACATTCAATGACTTCGCAACCAGAACACCTTCTGAATCAGACCAAAATTCACAACCACAATTACATTTAAAATGATATGCAAGTTCTTTTGGAGTCTGCTTATGTTGAATAATTTTAATCGCCATCACCCTTCTCCTTCACTTAAACTTTTTAAAACTTTTTGAATCCTATAATACCTACCGAGTGGTGTCTCAAAAATAGCTCTTAGCCACTCAAAAAATGTTGGTTTACCGAATACCTCATTGTAATCTGCAATATCGATTTGTTTAGCGGTTTTTCCACATTCAGGGCAAGCGTATCGCAACTCGAAATTAGCAGCTGTGGTATAATAGTCTTTGTAGATTGAATCAAATGTGTCGTCGGCATAAAAATCACAATGACAATAAGGACATTTAAACTCGATAGCAAATTTCTGAGGTTCTGGCTCATGGCCGTGTTTGACAATCTTAGTCGCCATATTTCACCTCAATCTACAAAAATCTTTTCTCTTGGAACTGCCGGGAAACAAGATGCAACTTCTGTGTTGCATTCTGGGCAAATCGCCTGTTTGACCGGTGAGTATTCAGTCCAATCAAATTCTTTTGGGATTTTCGTATCTTCGTCATCAGCCCAAAATACGCATCCACATTTACAAAGGAATTTAACGGCATATCTTATTTTCTTTCGCTCATGTTTGTGTTCAATAATCTTAATTGCCATACCATACTCCTTACTGCATACTCACACGACCATATACTGACCCATTCTTATCAGCCAGCAAACACTGCTCCAGATATTCTTGTTTTTTCATAAGTTCGTATTTGGCAGCGAAAATCATACTATTATATTCGGTTGCGGCTTCTTCATAAGTGTCTGCAAATCGATAATAATTAGGATTTGCCCCAACGCTAAAAGTCTTTGATCTCGTTTTGTTACTCAAGGTATGAAACTTAGAATAGCAACTTCTTTCTTCAAAAGTACCAAAGACAGGCTCACATTTGATGCCAGCCTTTGTATCGTCAAATCTAAATCCAGTACACCATAGAGGGGTATCTTCTGGGACTGTTTTAATGTCGTAAACCATATTTTATTCCTCAAATATTATTCGCTGCAAACACAAACGACCTATTAAAAATATCTTGGAGATTTTTTTCTTGAATCATATTCTCTTCGGATAGAGCAACCTTGATAACTTCATCGTCGGTATGCGTCTCGTCATATTCTACTGTGTCGCAAACCTTGTAAATTTTGCCGTCTTTGTTTTGAAGTAGCATTCCCTCACCAAGGTTTAATAGAGTTGTTTTATTTTCTTCATGAATACGTGCTTTCATACAATCACCTTGATCAAATATCGTTAAACGTATCTATAATCCATCCAATAAGACTATTTAGTTTTTCTACAATTTTATAAAGAAAATCCTTCAAATGAGGTTTTGGCTCAGGAATACTGCATGTAAATTCCGCAGGTCCTTTTCTTTTCGGAGAACTTGTTTGCATGACATATACTTCATCGTTGCGAATAATTCCAATTTGAGTACAATTATCGCAATTACAAATTTGAGTCTGATTTATTGTAACATTCCGTTTCATATATTTATTCCTCCCACCCACCCGTAAAATCTTAATTAGCAATCACGAATGATCCCAAGTCGAACTATAGTCAAATTCATCCAGAATTACCGTGAGGTCATATCGACCACGACCAATTTCATAAAAACCACTAAAGTCCTTTGCATCTTCTTTGAGCTTTGCAATATCTTCATCGTAATGATTCAGAGCACGCTGCCATGCACGATAATCTTTTTCGAGTTCTGTTTCTAAATATCTTTCGTGAAGCCGTTCAAGCCACTCTTCTTTAATATCAAGAGCTGGATAGATCACAAAAACATATTCATAATCACTCTTCAGAAGCTGTTTACGAACTGCATCATGTGAAGATACGAACACAACATGTCCCTGTCTCGATAAATCAATAGCGACGTTGCAATACGATTCGATCCAATTATCATCCTTTACAAAATTACTGCTTTCAAGGTCGATTGCACGATACGGATGACCAACTGCGTATGTGCTTTTTCCGATGCACGGATATCCAATAATAATCATACTGCCCTCCGTAAAATTTACCTTTTATTCAGTAGGCCAACAGCCAGTCAATTCAAACCATGACTCGATAATGCTTATATCTTCATCAGTGAAGGTTTTCTTGCACTTATCAATTAGCCATTCAACGCCATCATAATTACGTATTTCCTTGTACCCAAGATCTTCAAGACATTTACAATATCCTTTTATTTGATCGTAATGAATGTGCTCGTGTATAGCAATCAAATCATTTCCTGAATACAGCTTAACCCTACTTGACACTCCAAAAGGTGCGCCTTTATCATAATAGTGCTCTACAAAATAATACTTCATTACACAATACCAAACTTGGCGTTTACCTTTTTCAGATTATCGGCAGCCTCAGCATATGCGTCGCGTGCGGCATGATAATCGGCCATCTTAGCTGCCAGAATTCGTTTTGCTTCCTGTTCGGCAGTATCAGCATTTGCGAGTTCCTGATTCAGCTGAAAACCTGCCGCCTTGATACCACTGGTAAAGCCCTGCAGATCACTAGATGCAACCTTTTTCTCAGCGATATAAGTACTCTTCTTGCCATTGACAACAGAGTCTGTGTTGAACATCTTTACGATGCAATCAGTGGTGCCATCATTAACGTGATAAACATAAAAATACTTAGCCATAATCATTTTCTCCTTTACTCTGTAATATTATATCTTTCTTTATGTTTCTCGAACTCATTACTAGCTTCTAAAAATTTTTGCGTTACATAGAATAATCTTTTCTGAAAGCTCTCACGCTCTTTACAAATTTTCTCAAGATCTTCTCTTGCCAACTTTTCTTTGTTCCACGCACATAGAAAAATCGCGTCTACTTCTTTATATCCAAGGTCTTCCAATGCCATACAATACATTAAAGTCTCTTTTTCCGAGGAAAACCGTTTTTCGATAAAATTCTCCCCATCAACAACACAGGCAAAACCAACCGTATTCCCATCACATTCTTTGTGAAATACTTTCATAGTATCCTCACTTTCCAGAACTCCCAAACCCACCGGCTCCGCGCTCAGTTTCGTCCAATTCGGAAACTTCTTCAAAATCAGCCTGCCAGAACGGAACAACTGCCATCTGAGCAATGCGATCACCGTGAGTAATCATTTGAGGGATATTAGAATGATTATGTAGTGCTACAATATACTCTCCACGGTAATCCTGATCGCAAATCCCTGTTTTGTTCGCAGGAGCAAGTCCCTGCTTGGTTGCCAAACCGCTGCGAGCATAGATAGCGACATACCAACCTTCCGGCGGAGCCATCCGCAGACCAGTATGAACCTTAACGGTTTCGCCAGGCTGAATCATAATACAACGGTCACCGTTCTTATTCACCATCGTTGCATCATCAAAACCAATATAAGCGTACAGGTCTGCACAAGCAGCGTTTCTTGAGCCATAAGTCGGCAGATGAGCATCTTCGTACAGTTTATTGATTTTAATGTTAGGGTGATAAGCACGAGAACAAGCCTCAATAGTTCCGTTACGTCCAAAATACTTAGTTGCGTTTCCTAAATCCATATTATTTTCCTTTCTTATCTTCTGGAGTCCACCAAAGGACTGGTCTTCGTAAAGCAAAACTCTTATTACAGCCGATTACACGTTGATTGGAACTCCCCATGTACGGCAAAGAGATATCTCGTTTGGATTCGATATATGGGCCATCGACTAGCACGTTTATATTTCGAATAATTGTTACCGTTGTCGGAATAGTTTGATATTTCAATTCTTCTGCCGCTTGTTGAATCAATTCTTCCCATGTATATCCAGTCCACATCCAAATGTCTTTGCTTCCTTCAAACTCGTGTCTGACTCTTATTAGAATTTTGCAAATCATCTCCCTGTTCTCTGGATACAGTGGGTCTCCACCAGTAAGCGTAAGCCCCTGAATATAATCAGGTCGAAGTAAATCTACAATTTTATCAAGCGTTTCATCTGTGAATGGCTGACCACCATTCGGGTCCCATGTAGTAGGATTCTGACAGCCGGGACAGTGATGATTACAACCCTGCACGAAAAGTGTGACGCGCACCCCTTCGCCATTCGCTATATCACATGGAACAATTTTAGCGTAGTTCATTTTGTATCACCCATCGATTTCAAGATTTTATTTCGTTCTTCATAAAGATCCACTAATTTCTCTCCGACGATAGAAATTGGCTGACGCATCCTCATGAGTTCGTGCATGTCGTATCTTACAATCTCAATGTCGCAATCTACTTGTTCTAGTGTTCTCATCTCAAATAAACCTCGTCCACATACTTACACATACGATAATAAAAATGTTCAGCGCAATACAGCCATACATTCCATTCTTCTTGTCGCCTCGGAAAATATATGTAGATGTGTCATACAGAATCTGCTCAGAGCGAATTACCGCTGCGGAGAAAATCAAAATAATATAAGCTTTGGTCATAAGCCAAGCAATCTCAGTCAACATTTACGTCACTTCCTTCCATCTTGTTACAATGTGTTCTACACGCTGCCATTCGTGCAAACCAGTTTGCTTGTACCAGTTCACGAGGCTCACTGTTCTATCAAGAGACAAATACGGATGAATAGCAAATCCAAGAAACATACTGCCATCTGCGTCACAATAGCAAAGCAGTGGGACCCTATCGGGTGGATTGTCGGCAACAGTGTGCCAGCTAGAAATATCAATCATCATTTTTCCTTTCTATTAAAAGCGGAATTTTATTTGTTAATCTGGCCTTTCGTCGTCCGTCATGTATCGCCAGAAGTCTGGCTTGTCGATTACATCACAATTCAAGTCATACCACTGAGTATTCCATGCCATAAAGGCAATCTCTACTGGACCGTCGTTACCATATCGGATATAGACATTTTCGGAGCGGAGTTTGTTGCTGACAACCGGCTCTCTGTCTTTTACTCGAATCCATCGTGGGTCATAATCAACCTCTTTGTAAGACGAGATTTCGATATTGTGGTAACAATTAGAAAGCTCTATACGAATATCGTCTTCGATAGACTTGATATTCTCATTGTCGATTTCATCAACCAGAAGTTCAAGTGTTACTTTCTTCATCGTTGTCCTCCGGCCAGTCGATTCTAGCTCCGCAGTTACCACAGTAACCATTACGGTTACCATCTTCATTAAAGAGATATTCACCACTGCCACAGCACTGGCAAGCGACAATACCATCTTCTGCAAAAGGATTGTTAATCATTTTTAGCCTCGATTTCTTTCCATCCAATGAAATCACAAACACAAAGCTTCTCTGGATCACACCGATGAAGCAGGAATTTATTCTGTCCAGAAAGCCTAGAACCGCCAGATAGTTCTGTCACCTTATATTTGTCTTCAAATATTCCAGAAAGGCTCCATTGTTCAGTAGCAGATAAATCCACATCATGTTTAATAACATCGCGACCACATCCACGGCATTTATAGATTTTTACATATTTCTTTTCCATGTCAATCTACCTCAGTACCCTTATCATCGTAAGTGTCGTTTTTCATATCATCAAAGAAAGATCCATAATCAAACCACTTATCCTCAAGAATATTACCAATGATTTTTACTGTACTGCCCCAGCCTTTAGTTGCAACACGGACGTATTTCCCCTTCATGCCCTCATATGTACTACAGCCAACCGTATCCATAATCCGCATGATGGCCTCAATGCCGGAAGCATAACCTTTAAAGTTTTTTGCTCCAACGTATCCTTTGCCAAGGACATAGCCACCATAGCAACAACAAGGTCCATGACCATCAAGACTCAGATAAGAAACAAGGCAAGCGTGGTCTTCCATGCTAAGAGACACATTCTTGATTTCTGCATTCCAAATTTCGTATCCTTCAGCCTCAAGCTGCTCTTTTGTCCATTTTTTCATATATTTACCTCACAAAACGGCACTTTTATAAAGTTATAATTTGGTCAGTAAAATCAAGCTCATAAGCCTCTTTCCAAGACCATTTACGAACTGGAACAGCCTCGTGTCCTCGTCTTTCGTAAATCACTACATCCCGATTTGTTGGAGAATACTCTAACTCATATTCATACGAAATCTTCTCATAAGACTTTCCGTAAAAATACACAATCTCTTTCTTCTGAATGGATTTATAACATTTCCATGCCTCACGAAGAGCTTCTGCGCTGGCTGCATCTTCAGTGTCGAAAAAATCAATGGCAATATCACTGTTGTCAATCGTGATACCATTGTAGAAGTTTGTAAAAACGCCCCATTGCTTCATAAAGCACCCCACTTCTCACGGCCACATGTATCACATACAAAGTGCCATTTATCATGCCAGCTATGAGTGTTATCGTAAAGCATAACACCGCCACATCTACTGCATTCGGGAAGGAACCAATGGAGTAGATGTTTCAAGAGTTTAGCAATCATTCTTGTTCTTTCTCCACAATCCGTGCTTTTTCATAATCTCGAAGAAATCTTCCATAAGAGCATCAGCCATCTTACCAGAGATTTCAGGAAGGTCTAAGCCAAAATCTCTAAAAGCACAGTGTAGGCAGCCCCATGGAGTCAAGGCGAATTTTTCATAAAAATCATCATCAGGATTGTTTCCTTTTGAGTCCAACATATTCGTCTCGTACTCAAACTGTCTCACTTCATTCTTAGTGAGCCATTTTTGCCACTTGCCACAAACAGAACAATACAATCCAATCTGATTTCCTTTGCTCTGGATAAAGAAAGATTTACTGCCACACTTACATTTAAAGTCCACCTCAGCCACCTGCCTTTTCTACATTCTGAACCATGCAGCTCATACCGGGATGAGATTTTTCAAAACGATGATGTGCTTTGTTCATGGCATCATTTTGATCCTGCGCTTTGACCATATATGTATTGAGCTCCTGATGTCCATCATCGTAGTACATTACTTCAACAGACCAATAATCCATATAGCTCCTTTCATGCCACCACACCCACCCTACTAATTTATTTATTGACTCTTGTTAGTTTTGAAACCTCCAAACACAAGTAGAATTAACCAGATTCCACTTGCAACCCACAGTCTAAAATTTGGCCCAAGCATTTTCCAAACACCGTAGAGAATAAGGACTGTGATAAACCAGGATAAAATAAATCCTAAGATATTTGCGAAAATTTTCATTTTTAAAGCCTCATTTACTCACCCTTGGTGACGACTGTATCTGCACCCTGAACGGTGACCCAACCATGCTTCAGACGAGCTTCTGCTTCCTTCATCTGAATCAGTTCAGGAGTAATAGACTCCGAGAGCACCTTGTTTGCATCAGCCTCGGCCTGTGCTTCGATCATCTTAACGTCAGCTTCCGTCTGTGCCTTAACCTTATCAGTCTCTGCCTGAGCCAGAGCGGTCTGCTTATTCAGCTCTGCAATCTCTGCATCCTGCTTTGCCTGCTCCTTGGCACGAATCTTCTGCATCAGGGTATCATCAGGCTGTGCATCAACAATCAGTGCGGAAGAAACATTGATACCATATTCTGCGGTCAGCTTCTCATTCAGATAGTTGGTGATTGCGGTATTAACGCCTGCACGGTCATCGGAATAAATCTGCATGACACTGAACTGAGGAGTAACTTCCTTGACGTAAGCAATAATATCGTTCTGAATCTTGCTCTCCATCAGGCTCTCACCGTCCATACCACCAAACTTGGTGTACAGTTCAACAACATGCTCCGGCAGGAAGTTATAATTGACAGTCAGGTTGATTGCAATCGTACCGCCATTAGCAGGAGCGTCAATGTGCCAATCTGCGTGTTCCTTTACACCATAGTCGGACGGAGCATTAGAAAAGACTACTCGCTGCTGAGTAATCGGGAACTCAGACACATGCTTCAGAGGGCTCATAAAATGCCAGCCCTGAGAAATAGTTTGCTGCTCGACACCCTTTGCGGAATAAACAACGCCAACATAACCAGTATGTACTCGCTCGGTACAAAGCACTGCGCCAACTGCAACGAGGAATGCAACAAAAATTGCCATAAATTTCTTCATAAATATCTCCTCAATCTTTGTAGTTATCTTTTAAAATGTAATAGGCGATAACCCATACAATCACAAAGAAAACAATAATTTCTTTCATATGTAATCCAACCAACCCACCACTTACACGTTAATGAATCACTCGATTGTGCTTAACACGAAGCTCAACTTCTTGCTGCTTACCAAGATTGAAAGCTGTAGTGTAATCGCCCGTGAGATAACCCGTCACACGACGAAGACGCCGAATATTATGACTTCCACACTCAGGGCAAGTATCACCAATCTCATCACAATAACCGCATTCCATACAGGTATCATTTGGAACATTCACTGCAAAATACGGAATGTCATGATCCATTGCATAGTTCACAATTGTTTCCAGCGCACCGAGATTATTCTTTACAGTCGAGTCGAGCTCTACATACGCGATGCAGCCTGCGCTTGAATATCCGTCAAGCTGAGACTCAATATCGATCTTTTCAAACGGTGTCACTTCTCGCCATACCGGAACATGGACACTGTTAGTGAAGAACTCTTTGTCTGAAACGTTTTTTATATCACCATATTTTGCCTTAAATCTCTGCATGGCAGTAAAACAAAGGTTTTCTGCAGGCGTAAAGTACACGCCAAAATTTAGAGAATACTTGTGCTTGAATTCGTCGCAGTGATCTTTGTAGAGCTGACAAATTTTCTTTGCAAGCTCAAGACCATTATCACAAGTTTGATCTTCTCCAATCAAAATCTGAAGAGTTTCAGCCATGCCGAGCAAACCAACAGCCAACGTGCCATGTTTCAGAGCAGAACGAATATCTTTTCCATCATATCCGGCCATTGTTCCATTCTCCCACATGAATTTTGCAGACTCAGGAGACTGAGAGCAAATCCACTCGAAGCGTTCAATCAGCATATCTTTTGCTTCATGCAACTTCTGGTCAAGAATGGACATAAACTTGGCTACAGTCTGTCCTTCAAGGTCTTCTCCAGTAGCGTTTTTAATGGTATATTCCTTCGCTTCCATTGCAAGAGTAGGAAGAATAATCGTAACAGGACAGATATTCCCTCGGCCATCCTTCAACTGCTCAAAGCCGTTGACATCCCAACCATTTGCAGTTCTACAGCCCATCGTCGAAAAATACGTTTTTACATTATTTTTATCGTATCCTTCATTACCGCTCCAATCGACATTGGCATAATTAGGATAAAGACGCTGTGCAGTGGAACGCAGTGCCAGCTGATACATATCGTAATTAGGGTCTCCGGGAGCACGATTGATTCCCTTAGCCATCTGGAAAATACCACAAGGGAAAATGCTAGTTCTATGTAATTTGCCGATACCCTTAATGGAAGCGTTTAGCAATGCTTCGATAACCATTCGGCCTTCAGGCAATGTACATGTGCCATAGTTGATAGACGTGAACGGAAGCTGATTTCCGCTACGTGATTGGAGTGTATTCAGATTATGGTACATGCCTTCAACGGCTTGGTTCAACTCACGTTTGGTCATATCCATTGCGTACTGATATACTTTTGCATTCCTTGGATCATTAGCCTCTAGGTCGTTAAAAGATAATTCTTTGGGTACTCTGCTGGGGTCATCTTCAGGCTTAATGTATTTAATCCCATCTTTAAAATGCTTCGAAAAGCTCTTCCGTACATAAGGAACCATAGTCCAGTCTAGGTGTGTTGCGCTCACGCCGCCGAACTGCTGAAGACTTTGAATCTGGAAGATGACTGCGACAAGCTGGAATGCCGTACTGATGGACTGTGCAGGACGAACATCAGTCTGGCGAGTGTTAAAACCATTCGCAAGCAGGTCATCAAACGGAATACTCAAGCAATTGTGCATACCAACTGCGTAGCTATCGAGATCGTGGATATAAATTTCGTTGTTCTCGTGATTCTCACGAGCCATCTTAGACATGCAATAATCAAGGGCATATCGCTTGGAAACCACCCGGCTCATCTCACCAATACGACCGCCAAAAGATGCTTCATCAACATTGGCATTCTGGTTATCAATCTTTTTACCGAGAAGTTTCTCCTCGACTGCATCCATCAGCTCTTTGTAATTGCTGCGAGCAACACCATGTAGATATCGGTAATTCATATAAGAACGAGTCGTCTCGTAATAGCCACTCTGCATAAGACGATTCTCAACTGCATTCTGAATCGCTTCTACATCCATAGTAGAGTCAATGGCTGCGATTTCAGATGCAATACTATCACTCAGCTTGTGGTCAACAGGATCTGAAGAATCATTCATCGCCTTCTCAATCGCATTTACAATCTTACTCTTATCAAAAAGAACTTTCGTTCCATCGCGTTTAATCACATATTCCATGCAATCACTCCTTAATCTTCCAACCAACGATTTTCTGCCACATAGAAAGCTCCAACCGCAACTACCATCAATACGACCCAGAATACCCAAAACCAAATCACCCGTGTACCAGCTGCAGAAATCATATAATCTCGTGCTTCTTCGATGTTTTTATCCTTAATGAATTGTGCATCATGTATACTTTCGTCGCTCAAATTTGCAAACAACGTACCATCATAATGAACTTCTTTGACATAAAACTCGAATTTCACATGAGGACTGACTTGTACAGTTGTCAGGTACTTGCTTGATGGCATTTTGATGTCACCATACTTGAATTCTTTGCCAAGAAACGTAATATTCTTAGAATTGTGTTCATCTGAACTGTAATAATCCCAAGTCCAGTACGTTTCGATTCTTGTTTTTGTATGGCCTTTGCTATCCGTAGTAGTTACAGTTCGTGTATGCATCGTATAATGCTTTTCTTCGCAATAGATGTACATCCACTGTCCGTCGATACGTGAATCACTTACGGTATCTACTGCTTCTAGTGCGCCTTGGCAAAATGCGTTGCCTACGTTAGTTCTTATTCCATAATCGAACATATTTTCGGACTCAATCGAAATTGCTGTATTATATTCTTTCTTCTGCTCAAGCGAATCTCTGGTGATATTTCCAGCGATAACGCTACCAAGTATCAGCATGATGAACACAATACCAACACTGACGATCAATTCACGATAAGTAATTTCGGCATTACCGATTTCCAAAAAGGTTGCCGACTGCCGGTGCTGCCTCATTCCCCTCATAGGACAGATACTCATAATTCTGAACCTCATATCCAGTCAGACCCAGCAGAAAGGAGTTCGGAAACTTACGAACGCTCTGCTTATATTCCTTCACGACACGATTATAATCGCCACGATAGTTTGCAATCAAATTTTCAGTGACGGATAGCTCATTCATAAGCTCCTTGTAGTTGTCGCTAGACTTCAATTCAGGATATGCTTCCGCAATAGCTGCAATCTGAGTCGTAATCTCTTGAGCAGTCTGGCCGGAAGTGCCACGAGCATTCACAACATCCATCAGGGTCTGATACTCATGTTGGTCATAAGCCTTGACAGTTTCAACCAGATTTGGAATCAGATCAGCTCTGCGCTTCTCCTGAATCTCAATGCCAGACTTAGCTTCCTGAATCTGCTCTTCATAAGAGATGGCCGTGTTCTTAGGCCCATGCACCATAAAGGTCATGCCAAGAATGGAAATCAGCACGACACAAATAACGATAATAGGTAACTTCCAGTTGTATCTCATTTATGTAAACCTCTTAAAACTTGACCTCATCGGCGCAATCAGGAACCACGGCAGTCTCGATGTTGCACATCGGCTCTGCTTTTGCTAATTTGTCGGATTGGTTGATTGGATGACAAGTAAGCCCATCCCACTCATGGCCAGTAGGATAATCATGCGAACTATTGGGCATCGTAGTCAGCTTATCATTAGTCTCATCAGGAATCTTCTTTAGCGTATCTACGACACTTTCAGTAATCTTCTGTTGCTCCTCTAAAAGCTGGATTTTATAGTCCAAATACCAACGTGCCTTCGTTAAATCCTGAAGTTGAGAATTACCATCTTTGTGTCCTGCCCGGCTCAAATACTTACCAACATTCCAAAGATAAGCATCCTTGTCCAGTTGCCACTCTCGCAGCACTTTGATAGCCTCATATGGATTGTCTGCACCGCCGTAATAAGACGGGTGCTCGACGTTCTTCTTAATTTCGTCAAGTGTTTGCATCAATAACCTCCTTGTTTTTTTCAATAGGCTTATAAACATCTGCCAACCGAGGATGACGGCCACAGCAGCCACGACCTTCTGGGCAGAACGGATACTTCGGATTAGCCTCACAGGAAGGAACCATCCAGTTTGCTACTTCGGGACAAACCTGTGCAACTTCCTTCTTCATTTTTGTGAACATCTCGCGGATTTCTTTTTGAGCCCTAGAGCAAAGCCGCAGATGACTCATCTCAATCAAAGCACGAGCGTTCATCGTAATATAAAACTCTGTGCAGCAAGCATTCGGAAGAACTGCACGAGCGTCTTCGTTTTTGGCGTTGTGATACTTCTTGAGAATCTGATAATCGGTATCAATGTCCGACATCATATTATCGAAAACATCAGCATCTTCACCGGTAAACGGGTTCACATACTTGAATCCATCCTCGCTGCAATAACGCTGACTGCGGCAGCTCATGCTAATATGTCGATGACGACTAATCTGTGCCAGAAGTGCTCGACTTACATCTTTGACGTAGAACGTAAAGTTGATGTGTTCAAGCACAGAATAGTGACCACTGGCTTTACATCCCTTGGCGATTTTGTAGTCGTCAGTCATTGAAGAGTCATAACAAATACTCGCAGCTTCCTCCACAATATCTAAAGGGTTCTTATCACTTGTAGGAACAACTCGCTGTGTGTACGCGATCAAATCAACTGTCATTTAATTCTCCTTAATATTCGTCATGCCAGTTTTCAGGAATGTCGTTCTCACCAATTACGATGCAATTTTTAGGTGCGACATTTAAAGTGTACTTTCCATCTTGAACTTTAATCATTACGTTCATAATGGAGACAACTTTATGAATGCTCCAAAGAACTCCGCGACCTTTTCGAGTTCTAGCTCTAAGAACTGTGTCGCCAATATGAATTTCTCTATTAAGAATATCGGTTACCATTTAATCCTCCTTTATTTTAGAAGTGCAAACTTAAACCAATCTGGAAAACTGGATACTGAAATCTCATATTTGATAAGGCAAGACAGCAACCACAACGCAATCATGATTCCGACCGCAATAAGATAATCCTTAAAAATCTTAATGAATGCGATCCACATCTTAATCCTGTCTCTCATTTACCTCACCTCTTTCAATCAATTCATCAACAGTAATCTCTCCACAGAGAATCTGTTTAAGCTGCTCTTCTGACAACTGATATGTAATCGGCTCTCCACATTCAGTCGGATATCGAGCCAAGGTTCTATAATATTCTGCAAGGGCTCGTTCTTTACGTCCCTGTTCACGATGGTCAATACCAATCATATCGCCCCACCTCCTTCCTCAAGTTTTTCGCTCTTGCCAGTTACGACATATACATCATCTTCGAGATCTTCTTTTGGAATCACAACTACGATGCCTAGTTCTTTTTCAAATGGCATACCATCCATCATAATAATGTAATATTCATCCAAATCTGCGAACACTTCGTATGCGTTACCATTTTTAAGTTGAACAAAAGTATCTATTGTAGCAACATAACTGTAATAGTCCGTTCTGAAGTACATCCTCATTAGGGCTCCTTGTAGGGTTCCATATCACCCTTCCAAATCTGAAAATAAGGATGTGCGTCAATGCCGTAAACCTGGCCCTTCATACCGGTACTGGTAATCTTGTAAGGCTTTCCATCCTCAAGGCTATTGATAAAGTCCTGATACTGAGGACTCATCTTAAAGAAGTCCTTCTTGCCCTGAATCCTCTTTACCTTAATAGTGACCTCCTCACCAATCTTTGGCTCCCACTCTTCAACTGGCATTCCAGCCAGAAAGTCGGGACCACCGGCCTTCTTGATTCTCCGGGCGAGGATTCGTGCCTTACGCTGCTCTCTGCGCCGGTCTTCTCGATTCATTGAATTACTCATATTCTGTTCCTTTCAGCTTATCAAAGTAGGGATCGCCGTCTCGCTTTTCTAATAAGTTGAGCTCCCCGGCGGAGCCTACAGAATACAAACGAAAATTTTTAAAAATCTCAGCACCATTAATAGTGGCTAGAGATGTGATTATGTACAATATATTGTGTTCTTCTGTGCCATCCGTAAGTTGAACTTCAAGTCGTTCTTTCTTTGGGATAGCTAGTTTTCTAAAATCATTCATTTTGGCATTATGTATGCTTTCTCATTTTTTCGATAGCAATCAAAAATATGTGCGACAACATCGTAGCATCTACTCTCAGAGTTATAACTACCAAGGATAATTCCACGCTCACCCATGCCCTGCCTTGCATAAACATTAAGGCTTGCAGTATCAATGATTGCCATACGGTCAAGATTTATAATTTCTCCGTCTTGCGTTAAAAGTAGCATTTTACACCTCACAAATCAGCAAGCTGTGCAGGAGACCAGATATCTGGAATATCCCAATCTTCTTCCGATTTTCCGTTATAAATTCCGTAGAAATATCCTTCGGACGGTACATAGACGATCCGTTGCCAGCCATTCATTCCGTGTGACTCCTTTGGCTCAAAATCACGAGTCAAAATTCTACATCCACTGCTGTTGTAAGCGGATGTCTTTGGAGGAACCTCGACGCATTTATTATCAAGAATCCGAAGAATGTGTTTAATGGACTTCTTAGAAAGATTCATAGCTTTCTCCTTAGCCGTAGCTTACTTCGTTCTTATCATCTCGGAATCGATAGTCTTGATTTTTGTCGTATTTGAATTCTCCGTAATATTTTTCTTCAGCAACTTTTCGAGTTTTAATTGCATCATCAATGTTTTCAAACGCTCCAAGATTCTTCGACTTTCCATCAACGCTTATGGTAGCTACCCATCTTGTTTTCCTATTATTTTTGCAGACACCATTACATCCAGACTCGAAATTTGTAAGAGCTCTATTCCGCGAATTTTCACTGTTTGTGCATACACGCAAATTATCACGTCTGTTGTTAAGTGGGTTATGATCTATGTGGTCAACAACCATTTTTTCTGGCGCATCCATTATAAATCTGTGAAGTAAAATTCCATCTGCATTTCTTACATAACCATTACTCATAACAAACCAGTACGAATCTTTAATTTTTTCATAATCGCAACAGTCAATAAAGAAATGATTTTCTTTGACGTCTGAAACGTCTACATAAGAGTCAACAAATTTATATTCGTTTATATGTCTCCGTTCGTTCCACACATTCTTCCAACGTTCCTTTGCGAGTCTTGAACGAGTTTCATTATTTAAACATCCACACGAACGACTCTCCCCAGATAAAAGAGTAGGCGATGGAATAATTTTTATATTCCCACAATCGCACTTGCAGACCCACCCAATAACTTTTTTCTTTCCAATTCTTTCTTTGCTTTTTTCAAGAACTGTAAGCCTTCCGAATCTCATTCCCGGTTTTACCTTTTCTTTTGCTTCCGCTCTGAGGCAACCACACGATTTTAATTTATCGTGAGTCAAGGCAGATGCAGTTCCAAAAACATGTTTCTCACTTCCGCATTCACATGTGCACTCATATACTTTTATTCCATTCCGATGTGTAAAACCTATTACAGTAAGTCGGTTAAACTTATCACCTATTCGAACTTTCATAGCATTCTCCTTCCCAGACAGGAATAATCTCTTCGCCGTAAACCTTATTGATGGTAGCTGCCTCGACTCCGATCGGCAGGTTCTTAGTAAACAGTCGCTTCAGAAACTCTTCGTATTCAGGATTTTTATGTAAATAATTCTGGATTGTTGCGATGGATGCGTCAGAGCCGGTATTGTGACCAGCACCCATAATATAAAGGTATCCGCAGCTGAGATACTGAACGTCGATATCTGGCCTTGCAGTCACCTTCTTATTGATCTTTGCATCAGACAAACCAGTAACAATTGCCGGATCAAGCAGGAATCGGAAGAATGCCATCAGCTCGTCAGCTTCAGCTCCAAAATCCTTTCGTGTATCCAGCAAAATGCTGGTCTTGTCCGTCTTCTTCTTTGCTTTCTGCAATGCTTTAACCATCGCATCTAGCTTGCCTATGAGTTCCTTATCTGTCATGAAGCCTCCTTGTATATCCTGTGTTATATAGTTGTAGCTAATAAAGAAAGGCTTGTCGTTACGAGCAAGCCATTTCTTTCCCGTATCCTGCGTTATATAGCTAAAGAGAGAATTTTAAGCCTCCGGGGTGGAGACTTTTTATAACTATATTATACAGGATACGCACATAATTGTCAATGCTTTTCTGCAAATTCTTTCCGTAAAAATTCCTTCAAGAACGTCCGCTTATATGGAACTCTCGAAGTCTTTACAGCCCGATCAAGAGCATGAGTTTCGGCACAAATCACACAATACTTCTTGGCACGAGTGATGGCCGTATAGAGCCATTCTCTCGTCAGCATCAGGTACGCAGAGTTGTCCATGCCAACAATCACATACGGAGCCTCACTGCCCTGCAACTTATGACAACTCAAAGCATAAGCAAGTTCAAGTGTTGCCCAGATGTTATTCCCACCAAAGTAATGTGGAATAAAGATTGTTCCCCACTGGTCAAAATCAACCAGGATAAAGCTACTCTCAATCTTTCGGATAATGCCACGGTTTCCGTTGAACACCGGACACTTCTCTTCTTTTTTCTTTGTCTTGAGATTGTATGTATGAAGCTCATAGTTGTTCTTGTTGATAATGACTTGATCGCCCTCACGCAGAGTATACACCCTATCCTTGCCATCACCATAGATTGTGACCTTTGCTTCTGCTTGACCACGACTCGGATTCACAATTTCCTGAATAGCATTATTGACTTCATAAGTGCAGATACTGCCACGCAGCTTCTGTGGAAGTACAATCTGAATCTTCGCACTATCATTCCCTACCTTATTATATAAGGTACGGTACTGATTGATGATGTGGTTGAATGACTCACTTGCGTCTTTATAGATATCAAGCTCCAAATCACGAAGATCACCACGAATCTCACTACCAGCCCAGCCATAAGGCACCAATTGCGTAGCGTTACGAACCTTAATGCTCTCCGTGATAATTGCAGATTTAGCTGCCTGACGATGGATCTTAGTCAAACGAGCAACAGGAACGACCTTAGATGCAAGCATATCCTTGAAGATGTTACACATACCGATACTCTCAAGCTGGCCGTCATCACCAATCATGATGAATCGCTTGCCGGTTTCGATTGCCTGAATCAAATCATAAAACAATTGAGCGCCAACCATGGATGTCTCATCCAGAATGATGATATCCTCATCCAGAGGATTGTCCTTATCGTGAACAAACCCACCGTTCTCGATGTCATATCCAAGGAGACGATGAATCGTCTTTCCATCCTGACCAGTAATCTCCTGCATACGAGCAGCGGCACGTCCAGAGAGTGCAGTCTGAGCGAAAGACTTACCACGAAGAACCTTTAGGACACCAGCCACAACGGTACTTTTGCCGCATCCACCAAGACCTGTGACGATAGCAATATTGTTAGAGCATACCTTTTTAATAGCATCTCTCTGCTCTTCAGTGTACTCGATACCAAGTTCATCCTCGGCCTCATTGATTGCTGCATCCATATTTCGACCAATCGGATCAACAGGTGCATCCGCCAGTCGCTTGATTTCCTTTGCGATTTCATCTTCAAGATTCCACACTCTAGTTAAAGCAAATTCCTGACGGTCATCACTCCACCAAAGCGTTTCACGGACATCATGCAGATGGAAAAGTGCCCTTTTGATTACTTCTTGGTCTCCCTCATCCAATTCAAGTTCCTTGATGCAGCTATTGATTGTCTGGTTTGCCGGGATGATAGAGTTGCCTTCCTCTGCGCGGGCTGCGAGAAAGTGCATGACGTAAGCTTCAATTCTAAATTGTGAATTATGTTTCAAGCCCATATTCAGAGCCAGAGCGTCAGCTTTTTTCCATCCGATTCCATATACATCATCGATCAGGACGTAAGGATTCTCTTCAATCTTTCTCACTAAAGTGTCTGCACCATGATACTGACGAACAAGCTTTTCAATAGCACTGGGGGTCAAACCGTACTCAATCAGTTTCGTGTACGCTTCACTATTATCAATGTTGTTTTCAAAAGAGTCAATAATCTTTTGTGCTCGACCTTCCGTAATACCGCTAACAGTACAAAGAGATTTGACATCACCGTTCTTGATGATTTCATACGGATTCTCGAATGCTTCATAAAGCATCTCAAACTGATGGTCGGTCAAAATAAAACGGAGAAAGCTTTTTTGTTCTTCTGGGTCAGTGATATCTTGAAACTCATTCATATAGATGATTTTGTACTGGTCACCAAACTTTTCATGGTGAACATACTCACCACAGAACGAATAAGTTTTATCCATATCGAGGCTAGGAACGTTGCCTTTTAGCCGGAGGTCACCATATCGACTAATGATAGGATTTCCCTGCTTGACTTTTACCACCTCGGCAGAGAAAGTGGCGAATCCGCCTGGCTCCACCTCCCTCCCATCTTTCGGATAAAAGACTCGTTTTATCCTGATGTAGCAACGGATCATATTTTCATTAAATTTCTTATCTGCCACTTTATAACCCTCTTATTATGCACCTAATCTAAATTCTGTCAGTCCTCCGCACACTCTGCAATAAAACCATTTTGTGGTACGCTCGCATTGTTCTGCGCAATCAAACTTCCACTTCTGAACTTTTCTAACGACGCAACAATTCGTACAATGTATCTTAATTACAGTTTTATCTTTGTACTGTTTATTCCCAATTTTAAACTCAGGAAATTCACAAAGAACCTCTCCGTCAATAGTATATAAAACACCATTCATTACTTTATCTCTCTATCATGCAGCCACTGCTTGTAAGGTTTGAAGTCGCTTGCGATAACGTGCGATTCATCTTCCTTCTTTCCAAGCACAGCTACCTGACTTCCCTTTACAATCAAATCCTGATAATCTGACAAGACCCTCGGCCATACGGTCAACTCAATAACACCATCGCCAGAATACAGATTTACAAATGCAAACAACATACCAGTCTTTGTTTTCTTCTTTTGAATCTTTGCGATAATACCAACAAGCACACAAGAATCACCTTCTTCAATTTCAGAGAAATCCTTGATATAAGAAAATGCCTTCTCGAAAGGATTCGTATCACTGATAAAGGTCTGTAAAGTCTGGAACTCCCAAAGTTCTTCATCTTGTAGATATTTCGTGGTCTGCTCGGCCATATATGCTTCTTTCTTTTTCAGCTTCTCGGTTTCATGTACGACACGACGCTTTTCATTATAGATTCGTAGGACGGTTTCTTTGTCAACCTTCTTACCAACCTTATAATGCTCCGTATCAATATCCCACTTACTCAGCAAAACTGCCTTGGTAGGAAGTGTACTGACTGGCTTAAACTCAGATTCTTCCAAACCGCTGGCAATGTAATTTTCCAAGAATATTCGTTTGTTCTTTGTAGGAATCGCACCGGATTTGACCAACGCAATGATCTGCGCTTTCGTTGCACGAACACGACTCGTGAAATCATCAAGTCCCTTAAATTTTCCATTTCTATCTCGTTCTGCAATGATAGTTTCAGCAAGTGTATTGCCAATACCACCGATAGCAGATAAGCCAAACAGAATTTTGCCATTTGACACAGTGAAATCCATACCGGAACGATTGATACTCGGCGGAAGAATCTGAATATCAAAGCTGCGTGCATCCACCATAATCTTATTGACCTTGCCAACCTTTGCCTTATTCAGGTTCAACATAGCCTTAAAGAATGCAAGTGGATGATGTGCTTTTAAGTATGCCGTTTGAAGGCAGATGACAGCATATGCCTGAGAATGGCTGGCGTTGAAACCATAACCACCCTTCGTTGACAACTCGTTGCAAATGTACTCGGCGGTCGCTTTGTCGTATCCATTCGCGATAATCTCATCATGAAGAAGTTCTACTTCTTCCTTGACTTTCTCAGGTTTCTTCTTTGCCAAACACTTACGCATTCTATCAGCACCGGCATCGTTTCGACCGCCAAAGACCTTCGTGAGCTTCATACTCTGTTCCTGATAGATGTTCACGCCATAGGTACTGCGGAAAATTGGTTCCATATCAGGATGGAAGTAGTGAATATGTTCAGGATGATACTTGCAATCAACGTATGTAGGAATCGACGGCATTGCGTCAGGACGGTACAAAGCAATCAGTGCAGATAGTTCCTCAACAGATTTAGGCTGGAGCTGTGCAACCAGATCCTTCATGCCAGACGATTCAATCTGGAATAAGTTATCCGTCCGCCCGGAACAAATCAAATCATAAGATGCCTTGTCATTTTCAAACTCAGGATTGTTGATATCAATTTCCCAATCTGGAATGTTATCCTCACGCTTTGCTTCATCAATAGCCACGAGCGATGCAACACCCAGAATATCGAACTTTACAAGTCCGATTTTCTCATCCATTACCTTATCAACAGAGATGACATGTTCTCCATCAGTTCCATGCCGAATACCGATATACTCATAATAAGGATGTCGGCAGACGATAACACCACCGGCATGAATACCATACCCTCGTGGACGACCATTGATGTGCTCTGCAATATCAAGTAGCTCTTTGTATCTCGGATTCTCGGCCACTTCTGGGTTTGCTTCAAGACAATCTTTCCATGCCTTTTGAACGAACTTCTCACTGATTTTTCTTATCTCGGCATACGGGAAACCGAGCACCTTACCAACATCCTGAATCGAAGTAACCGGAGTAGTGTACACAATATTCATAACCTGAACCACTCGATCTTCGCCATACTTTTGTGTCAGATACTCAACAACCTTAGCACGGTCACTGACATCTACATCAACGTCAGGAAGGTCTTTTCGTTCAATGGTAAGGAATCGTCCGAAATCAAGCTCGTATTTAATGGAGTCAAGTTGAGTAATGCCAATCAGGTAACATACAAGTGAACCAGCGGCAGAGCCACGACCAGGGCCAACAATAACATCATTTTTCTTACACCAGTTGATGTAGTCAACCAGAATCAAAAAATAGTCACAGAAGTCTTTCTTCTCAATGACAAACAACTCGTCATCAACACGCTTACGATAGATCTTTTGCTTTTCTACATCAAACTTATCAATGCCGCGTTTCTTCCATCCATCTTTTACAAGATCTTTCAGGTAAGCTGCCGAATTGGAATACTGCGGAGGAATCTCAATTTTTGGAAGTTCAGGTTCATGCCAAGGCATATCCACATAGTCACACAGGTCAGCAACCTCATCTGTGTTGTTGATACACCATTCCGCCGCATCATATCCAATCTGACTATCAAGAACTTCATGTTGCTCCTTGCGAGACATAAAGTAACATCCTTCGTAGATTTCTGCGGCAGTTTCTGTATCATGAGCAATTCTCAGAAAGTAGTCCTGATAATACAGAGCTTCTTTAGTAGCAGCATGAACATCGTTTGTAACGACTACTTTTGTGTGGGTGTCGTTTGCTAACTGCATGATTTTCTGATTGTATTTTGCTTGTTCACTATTTGCATGAGCCTGAACTTCAAGATAATAGTGAGGAAATAAGCTCTTATATTCCTGAACCAGCTTGACACAAGTGTCGTAATCGTCAGTTCTGGACAGCCTACTTGCTAAACAAGCAGATAGAATAATCAGATTATTCGTATCTTCTTTAGTAATATCCTCTTTTGTGATACGAGGACGGCTGTAAAATCCATGTAAATGACCGAGAGTAGACAAACGATTGACTGCCTGACGGCCAGCTTCATTCTTTGCGATGATAATTAAGTGCCAGTATTTACTGTTCTTATCCTTAACTTCCCTGTCCTCGCACTCGTATGCCTCAATACCATAAAGAAGCTTTACATTAGGATACTTATCTTTTAGTTCTGAGTAGTACAGCCAGCTTGTTACCTCACCATGCTCTGTAATAGCAATGGCTTTTAAGCCAAGTTCCGATGCTCTTTTTAGATTTTCTTCAGGAGAAGAGTACCCATCCAAGAGACTAAAGTTGGAATGACAATGTAGACTGCTTGGCATTCTATTCTCCTTCCGCTATTAAACCTGATCTCGTTCCTTTAGGCGCTTAATCCAGCGCTTGCGCTTTTCATCGGCAGTAATATTTGCATGTTTAAAGAAATCATAAATGCGATCATCGTCATCATCAAACAATGCATACAGACAATTGAGTACATCGCCATATTCTTCATTCAAATCAGCCCACGCTTCACGAATACTTACTGGTGTAGGATTCTTTCTATCACGAGCCCGGCGGAGCTTCAATGCGGCCTTGGCAACTTCAGAAGCTTCTTCCGACAACTGCGCCAAAATTTCATTTTCGTCAATATAATCAAGCACTCGCAAATTTTTATCTTTAATCATCCGTCTGCTCCTTATCATCGATAGACACTTTCAAAGTCACAGTCTTACCATCCTTTGTCGTCCATGCGTATCCACCAGAAGTTCTATTGTCTGACTGAGCCTCAGAAAGAAGCCAATCACGAACTGCTTCAATAGCTTCGTCTGTAACACAGGTCTTGTCCTTCCACTCTGTTCCGTTCTTTTTGACAGTTCCTGCGTAAATACCAAACATACCACAGCTCACATGATATTCACTCATCACTCTTCACCTTATCTCCAAATTTAATAACGTCATCAAAAAGCATCACATAGTCATCGGTGTACTTGTTACCATGGAAATGGCCGAAGTACCAGAATGGTTTACAATCGTTAGGATAGCATTCGTATATATTATCAAAGAATATTTCAGTTGACTGATCTACTGTGCTTTGATCAATACCACCGATAAACAATTCAGTTGGAATGAACCGGAATGGACAGGTATGCGTGAGCATAACATCAATATCATCGATTTGAGGGTCATGTGTAATATTCCAGATCTTTTTCTTAGTCTTCTCATTCGGCTGTTCGTCCGGCCACCAATTATATCCCCACTCTAGCCGATAATACTTGTCCACAGAATATGCTCCGCCGCAAACAAGACAGTTTAATACTTCCCTGTCAGCAAGAATCTGATAGACTTCGCCATCAATAGCGAAATACTGATTTGGATAATGTGGGTCATGCCACACCTTACCGCAAATATCTCCACTGATTTTCTTTGTCTTATAGCCATCCTTGCGAGATGGACGGCGTTCATGATTTCCATGAATACAAAACAGATTCACAGGAATATCTGCCGCAATCGTCTTAATGCTCCATTCGCGAGGATCATCCTTACCGTAGTAATTTAGGCCGACATCGCCAAGACAGATAATCCAGTCATTCTTTCCAAGATTATGTTTATGGCAAAACTTTCCCAATTCTAAAAACCGATTAAAATCGCCATGAATATCACCTGTAATATAAACCATCCGTCACCTCACTCAAAATCAAGAACAATCATATCTCCAATTCCTTCGTAAAAAACATGATCCATCTTGAATTTCTCACTAACCGATCCGTGGTCAGTTTCGATACAAATCTCCCAATCTGGATGCTGCTCTGCAAATTTATCAAGGATATGAGTCAGCTCATCCGGTTCAATAACATGCGTGTCATCATTTAGAACCTGATTAAATGTAGTTCCTTCTCGAAGCAACTCTAAATTCGATATAGCGTGTGCGAGTGATTGGTGCGCGTCATTCAAAAGGTTTAGCGATAAATCGTAATTATTTGCATTAGTCATTATCAATCAACTCTCCATTCTTCACAACCTTAGCCTTATCATCCCAATATTCATCAGCTCCAACCTTTCTAGGAGCAGTGCCAAAATGCTCTTTCCACTCAGGAAGACTCTCATTGATTGCATCAAACTGAATGCCCCAATCAAAGCAAGCCTCCATTGCATCATACAAAAGTTTTCCTTCACGGCAAGTCCAGAGAATCAGACCAGCACCGTGTTTCTGTTCCTGAATTGCTTGATAGATCACATTCCAGTTTGGCTCACCGATATCAGGATAATTATTCTCACAAAGAGTGCCATCAAAATCGATGGCGATAGCACGCTTCCAATTTCCCATATCAAATCACCTCAAAATCAACAATCTGTGCCTGCGGAGTCACCTTGTTCCCATACTGGTTTAAAGACAACCGGCACACAGCATTGATATACTTTTCTTCCTGACCACCATAGAAGTCATTGTTAATCCAGCCAATCATCCGGCCATTATCTGCAAAACAGACAAAATCAATGCCCTTCTCTTCGTCAGAATATCTCCACATATTTCCGTTCTTTCCCATCGGAGCACATCCACTATGAATCAGCGGAATGTTTTTAATGTAGAAGTACGGCTCGGAGATTCCCTGTGCCCAGATTTTATGCATTTCGTACATTGTCTTCGGCAATGCAACGGTCAGCCTACTATAGTCAAAATCAAAATCAACTACGATTGCCTTACTCATAGTGACATCTTTGAGCAGTTCGTCACAATCCGCAATAGCCTTTGGTACGTTTTTTTTCTTGATTTTTACGCCAGCGGCATTATCGTGACCAAGAACCGACTCAAAATCTCCGGTGCTCATCAAAAACTCCTTTAGGCTTTCAATCGGAGAACCGTCAGGATTTCTCATTGAACCACCAAAATACTCTTGATTCTCATCTGGTTCTTCAGGGCAGGCCATCTCTCGAAGTAGTACGCAAGGTTTACCATACATTTCAGCCAGCTTGATTGCTACAACGCCAGTCAAATTACTGTCCAGAATGCCAGTGGAATTACAAAATAAAACTTTACTTCTATCCGCTCCATACTTAGAAATCCAGTTTTGAAGTTCCGCGACAGCCTTATCCTTAATCTTGTTTTGCTGATATTTACAAGACGAACACTCACGAGCTACATGCTGCGCCAGAGTCTCATCAATCGTGACACCGGCATTCTTGCCACGAGTCGGAGTATACTGGAAGGTCTGTTCCTCACCGACCATTGCACGGAACATCCGCTTCTTTTGCTCGGATGAGCCAACACGAATCAGTGCGTTCATCATCGGAACGATGTAGAATTGAATATCATTGATGGTCGGATCATCCTTAATGTTGAAACTATTAGCCTCAATCAACGCACAAATCATCGGATTTACAATTCGTGCTAGACCTTTCGTGCAAAGGCGCTTTGTTTCATGCGAGTGCATATCCATAGCATCCCCGATGTTTCCGACAGCCACCAGATCAAGATACCGGTCTGCAACATCAGTCCAATTATCTTCATCAACAGCCTGAAGGAACTTATACACAACGCCAGCACCAGACAATTCCTTATTAGGATATGTACCATTCTGGTTATTGACGATTACTGCGTAAGGATTCTCTCTATCGCAGATGTGGTGGTCAAGAATCAGAATATCGATACCCTTATCACGAAGTTCCTTACACTGTTCAACATCGTTGCTGCCAGCATCAGGAATAATCAGCAAGGTAGTTTCAGGTGGGACCTCAATTTCTTTAGAGAGTCCATGTTCCTTGCCACTATGATGCAGAACATTGATTTTTCCAAAATAACCAATTGTTTTCAAATACTGAAACATCATCGAAGCACTTGTAAAACCATCCACATCACAGTCCACAAGGATAGAGATGGTAGACTTTTTCCAAAGGTGTTTATTCAACATCATGACGGCATACTCGATATTGTCCAGCATCCACGGAGAATTTAAGCAAGAATCATCCAGATTCATGTAGGTCTTATAATCCTCAACTCCTCTATTCTCCATAATCGTTCCGATCGGGTCTGATAGGTCGTTCCTACTTCCCTTCCATAGCTTTACATTCATTTAATTCTCCTAACGCAGTTCTCAATCAATGCCTTAAATTTTTCAGGATTGTCAGTTGGGGCTTCTTTTTCATCCAGAATCCCTTTATCATCTACTACAGCATACACACTTACGCCATCGACAAATCGATTGGCGAGAACCATAAGCTCACTAAGCTGAACGTCTTTATCAAAGACAAAACAAATATCAACGCAAAGACGTGTCAAAATTTCAATTTGATTCTGTGAAACCTTCTTGCCGCCAGTCGCCACACAGTTACAGACATCCATGTTCCACATCTGCATGACAGACTTTTCAGCCTCACCAACATATACCAGACCTTCATTCTTGATATACGGCTCTGTCTTAAACAAACCATACAGAATACGGTTTCTGGCACACGGCTCAAGATACAGATACTTTAATTCACCTTCAGGCGGCTTACCAAAATATCTTCCCTTTACACCAACCAGAGTACCAATTTCATCTCTGATTGGAATCGTGATTCTATTTGTCAGTTCATCAAAGCCAATCTCGAATTCCTGCTGCGTCTCATAAGATATCCCATCGTCAGCAAAAATCTGGTTCACATAAGGTTTATAATAACCGAGGATAGCTTCGGAGATGGGGACTATCGGACGGTCATCCTCGTGTTCTTCACCTTCATTTTGCATGGCAATGAGCTCTTTTAAAATCAACATACTTTTAGGAAGGTCTTCCTCAAAGTTGTGATAATAGTCAAGCCCAACCCATTCGCAGATTTGTTTAATAGCTTTTGGGAAAGACAGTTCCAGAAAGAACTGGACGACAGAAATCAAATCATAACTGGTCTTTCCATTGGCAATATCTCGTGTGTAATCTACCGCAGTAAGATTTTCATTCTCGTAAATGCAGAGTGCCGTTCTATTGTCGCCATCTGGATTTGCACACTGGTAATAACCAGTCTTGTGACTGATATGATGACACCCAAGTTCCTCCAGAATCGGCTCAATCTGTTTTTCTTCAAGAATGTAATTTTTCAGATCTGCGATATTTACCATTGTAGTTCCTTACTTTCTGGTGCAGACACCGACCTCTTTCCAGACATTCTGGTTCAAATTCACTTCAAACATGATTTTCTTTTTCTCACCAAAACGGTTTTTATCGATGTTTCCAACGTAATACCGCTTATCTGGATTTAGCCGATGGGCACAGTCACCGCCCCACTCAGGGTCATGAGATATATATTGATACTTCACGAACTTATCTTTTGGAATCTCCTTAAACAGAACCATTGTCCAAGCAACATGCTTAATCATTTTTGACTCAGCAATGTTGTTTGAATTTAGTTCATCAGGAAGATACTCATGGGCATTTTCAGCCAACTGGATACTACCGTAGATAAAGATCTTTAGATTTTTCGCAATTTCTTCAAGCTCGGTGGCCGTGACCTTGAACGCTGCCCATTCACCAATAGATGCAATGTCGTTCTTTAGAGTATCGTAGAACACATACTTAACTCCCTGAGTGAGAGCTGCCTTCTGGATTTCAAATCGCAGAGACTTATCACTATAATCAGCAGAAACATCCTTTGCGATAATCAAGCCTTGTGATTCGCTCTCAATCCACTGGCAAACATCAAGCACATTGCGATACTCTTCGCTTTCCTCGTAGACACGGGCGGTAAACTCATCAATGCTTTCTATGTATTCTCCATCTTCGTTTTGCTTTCGGAAGATGAAGTTTCCTTTTGCATCCCGATACATTCCAAGGGTGATTTCTCGCTCATCCTTGTGGAAGCGATGACCATGCAACTCTTGAAACTCAGGATTATTGATGACGGTGACCAGTAAGCAATACCGGACTGACTCAAGATCCATCTCATTCAGCAGCAAAAGAGCTTTTTGCTTTTGAACCAATGTGACGTATGCAACAATCGCCATCATGTATCTAGTCTTACCAGCGTTAGATGGCATACCATTGAACATCACAGTGCCCAGCTTCAATCCTCGGAACAAATCGTTCATGATGGGGTACTGGAACGGCAAACCCATATCGGGAACGCTCAGACGTTCATTGACCATTGGCAGCAGACCATTATTCAAAATCTCAGCATCATCGTTTGTAATGATAACCGTATTGATCTTGTCGGCCTTGCCACGAATCAATTTGTAAATGTCCTGAGCATCAAACATTTCAAACTGTCGATGCTTCAAGATTCCTTCAATATTAAATCCGTTTCTCTGGTACTCACGAAGTAGCGAATATTTCTTCAAGATATTAAAGTATCCCTTGATGTCATCGTCATTCGCAAGGCTCATGTAGTATTCAATGGTTGACCAGCCCTTCAGCCGCTTATATTGTGACAATCTGGACTCGTCTTCAGCCATAAACGTTAAAACAGACGTTTTATTAAATTCTTGAGTCCGAGTTTCGTAAATAATTAACGCTGCATCGTAGAAAAATTTTGTTGCCTCATCGGCAAAATCGTACTTGCTCTTAACATAATGCCCATACTCGACCAAATAGTCAGGATGCTTGTAAATTGCGCCAACAAATAGAATTTCGTTCGGGATATTTGAAATGAGTTCCACTCATCCACCTCCCTCTTTTATATCTCATCGAGAATTGCACTTATATCAATTTCATTCTCGTTTTTACTCTGTTTCGGTGCTGTTTTCATCCGTTTCAGTACCGTTTCAGTCAGATTTTCTTTCGTTTTGCCTTCGCTTTCACTGCGAATCGAAGCTAGTCTTTCTTTTCGTTCGAGATAGCTAGGATATTGAGATAACAAAACAGCCAAGTCGTAATTCCATCGCTGGCTCATATCACAACCCTTTGCTTCTTTTTCGGCAATTATCTTATCTAGTCGGGGTTTCGCTAGAACCCACATATCGTAAAGTTCTAGCGGAGGAATCGAACCTCTATATTTGTAATAATTACCGGAAATCAGCTGCGTAAGTTTCGAGTAGAAACTACCCGGAACAACCGCCGGGGCGTATGTATCTCGAATATGGTCGAAAAGAATCTTTTTTTCTTCCTGTTTGATATGTGCAAGCTCACGATTGTGGTCTTGCTCTCTCTTTTTGGAAAGAAGATCATCGACCTTTTTGTCCGTAGCGTCATTCACTTTGTCAAAAAATGCCCTTAGCAGGTCATCTGTCCAAGGGCGTTTTTGATTTTTCTTTTTTCCTACAAAACAATCCTTATGGTAAAAACCCGTCTTGTCGTAGAAAAACATGCTACGGTCTCGCTCGATGAAAATATTCTTCCCGCAAATCTTGCATTTACGGGTTAGTTCCATTAAGCCAGTTCCTTCTCCATGACTGCGGCAACCTTCTTCAGTTCCTCAATATCAGTCATAGAACGGAATGCGGTAGACAGGCCAGCCGCCTTAACAGCCTTCTGCGCTGCGCTCTTCTTTACAGGAGAAGCGGAAGCAATCAGGTCATTCAGCTTTGCCTTAATGTCATCCAGAGAAGGCTCTTTATTGTCGGAACTCTTATCTGCCGGAACATCATCCGGCTCATCGTTTTCGATACCAAGGTCACGCATACTCAGCTTAACCTCAGTCTTAACAGCTTCGTTCAGGCCGTTCTTGATGACGTTCTCCCGATTCTTTGCGCTACTAGAGATAATGTCCTGATACTCAAGCAGGGTCAAATCCTCAACGACCTCACCACCCTTATGCATACCGGTACGATCCTTATCGAAGAAAGCGAGCTGCTGACCATCCTGGAAATACAGGCGGAACTCAGTATCAACGTTGTACTCCTGACCGGCAAAACCATCAGGAATCTTGCGACCAGTCGGCTCACTTACAATAGAACCATTCACAACCTTGGTATGCTTCTCATCCTTCTCACGGCAGATGACGATGTAGTTCACGCCAGAGGCATTCAGATCCAAAATCAAAGACTGACCCTTGAAGTTCAGGGTATTGAAGTCCTTGAGCTCCATACCAGCACCCTCAATCTTGACTGCCTTTTCATCACCAGTCAGACCCTGAGATGCGGCCTTAACCTTGGCACGCTTCTGCGAGAATGCGGTGAGGCCCTGGGTGGCTGTCATCTTGAGAATAGATGCGGAGTCAACAACCAGAGCGTCGGCACGGAACGGCTTGCCATCTGCGTCCAGATAAACATCACCATTCTCATCCTCAATATCATCATCGTTGGTAACCATTTTGATATAATCCTGAACTTCTGCCAGAGACTGGGTATAAACAATCAGCAGATTGTCAGGATTCACACCATTGGCTTCCAGTTCCTCAGTATAGTTATCAATAGAACCATTCTCGGTATCCAGATACAGAACACGGAACGGCTTGCCGTCTGCATTCTTCAGATAACACAACTGCATTGCAGTACGAGACTTACCAGTTCCCTGCTCACCATAAATCAGCATATGAAGCTTCTTACGAACAGCAGATGCCTTACGAATCATAGCCATATATGTAAATTCCTCTCTAAATCTTTTCTTTTATTGGTATCCTGTATTACTTAGCTAAAGGCTAAAATAAATTAGCCCCAGTCAACCTCTTCCTCATCAGCAGGAGTTGCAGTGGACTTGTTAGAACCACCCCACCAAGAGGTATCGTTCTCAGCTGCCTTGCCATCAAAGTCCTTCTTAGCCTGAGTGTTAGCAGCAATCTTTGCCCGCGCCTCGGAGATATTGTCCTCCGTGTAAGTGGGCTTTGCTTCCTTGTCGCCGGGATTCGGGTCAAAGGAATCGGGATTAACACCCTCGATATACAGCTTACGAACTGCAGGAGTGCTCTGGCGTTTCATCTTATTAGGGCCACCCCAGATGTTCTCGGTCTCAACTTCCTCAACCTTCTGCTGATTGACGATGGGACCAAAGCACTCGAAGCTGGTATAGGGCTTCAGACGCTTACGAATAGAATCGGCCAGAACCTTATTCTGAGCGTTTGCCTTATAGTCAATGAAGAACTCAGCATCCTCGATGGTGTTGTAGTTCACAATCTTGGCATCGACAATTACTTCATCGCCCTCATCGCTCTTGCGGCAACCAGTGTACACAACGGTCTGAGTAAACAGAGCCAGCTCCTCAAATCCCTCTGCATCGAAGTCAATCTCCTTGGAACTCAGAGACACCTGAGTAGGAACGAAGCGAATCTGGTGCTTACCATTGTAAGTGCTGTACTCGATGTTACCACGGACATACACGTTATCACCATCATGCAGGTTCTCGGAAATCTCCTTGGCTGCATCGAAGTCGGTCAGAGTCTTGTTGTCGTTGATGACCTTACCAGACTCATTCGTCTTCTTGGTAACACCGACCTTAACACCAATCATGTCATAGCCTTCCGGTGCAACATAGGTCAGACGATCCTTCCAAGCGACTTCCTTCTTATCCTTCTCGATGCCCTTGTCCTTATCGGCACGGCGGAAGAAGTAGACCTTATCACGAGGCATACCAGCCAGATCAATATAGAAGGTGTTCTCGTTGGAGGTCTGAACACCAAAACTCAGAACACGGCGCATAGCACCGCTCTTAGTCTCCTTCTCGTTATAGAAGTTGCTACGCTGGGTGCCAGTGACCTTACCAGCCATCTCAAAAGAACCACGGGTCTGAGGAAGATTAAAAATTCTATCTGCCATATTAAGTCTCCTTTATGTAATTTTGTTTCATTGGTAATAACTTATGTTTCTTTTTGCCGTCATAAATCAATTCATGCACTATTCATTCTGTATGTTATCCTCCGTCTGGCTTATTGATGGCTTATATTTAACAACCCTCCGGGTCGTTAATACCGAGGATCTTCAATAGGATCGTATGTAAACATCGCTCGGAGCACTCCTGCAAACTTATCGGAGCACTCCTGACACAAAGAGAACTGTAGCTTCGCACCATCCCATGTCGGGCTTTCATAACCAAATTCGTGATACATAGAGATTGTATCTCCACAAGGATTCTTAGAATATTCCTTGCCACACCAGTTACAAACATGTTTACTTATCACCATAGCGGCATCACCCCATTTTTAATATTCTATATCACGGAACATCTTAGATTGAGCACGAGTCAGTCTGTTGTTCCGGCCATACTTAGGTCTGAATGCGGACTGTAGCTTATTGTTTGCATATTCGAGGTCACTCTCCAGAATCTTCGCAGCTTCTTCAATGTAATCTCGAATTGCACAATACTGGTCACTATTGATACAATGCGTCTTTAGATAATCAAGCATATCGACGGCCTGGTTTTTCAAAAGAAGCGTATCTTCAAGCTGTGTCTTTCGCCGTTGGAAGAAATCTATATTCATAGACATCCCTCCTCTAACAGATTTTCATACATGCTTCGCAATTTTTCATAGGCGACGGCTCGTTTAAGAATCATCTCGTAGGCGTGAGTAGTGTGTTCACGAGGACACCACTTTCCGCCCTCCTTGCCAAGTCGGATTTGATTCTCAAGAATTTTTCTTGCTTCATCAAAAGTCATCTTTTCGATTCGTTTCTTACTGGCATTTTTCCATTCATCTAGTTCCATAGGAATCACTCCTTTTTGGCAAATTTACTCCAATCCATCTTGCGATGACAATCAGAGCACTCGCACTCGAACTTTTCCAGCTTCGTCACACAGAACGGACAAAGATATGTGTTCTTTTCCTTCTGGAAAATCGGACTTGCCGAAAGACTCAAAGAGCCGGAGTCGATGGTTACATTGACAGGAATTTTGCTGTTCATCACATTACCTCTTATTTGAATTAGCCTTTTATGAGATTTCACGCCTAAACACATATCCTTTTGCAGCTTCAATCTCACCGTTTACACATGCACTAATCCTTGACTGACTCACATTTGTATACCTTGAAGCTTCAGCCTGCGATTTAAATATTGAAATAAAAATCCCGTCTTTGTATACAGCAACAGAGCATCTACCACACATGTCTGGTCGATTATAATCATGCTTTTCTGCTATGGCATAATAATCCATTTTTTGATTTCTAAGTTTATAATCGGTATGTTCTCTAGCCCGTTTCAAACGTGTTCCATAAATATTTTGTTCCTCAATTGTTGCCCACTCCAAATTTTCAACTCTATTGTCGTCCTTCATCTCATTTTTGTGATTAACGGTAGGTTTGTTTTCTGGATTTGGAATGAACGCAATCGCGACCAGCCGATGAATTCCCATTGTTTTCTGAAAACCATCATTACACAACGTTACCCTTAAATAACCAGTTTTGCTTCTCTTTGGGACCAAACGTCTTCCAGTCTTAATGTTCCTTACTTCTCCAATATCACTTACTTCATAATTTGGAAAGTCACTTATCATCCTCCACATTTGGAAACCTCTTTTTTGTAACTGCAATGCAAAAGCTATCCACCTCACTCGCCCAGATAGCAGTACCATCACCATACGTACTTTCAAAGACAAGCGGAAAGCCACCGATTCCATCGAAAAGACTGCCAAGCGTAGGATTCTCACCGATATACGGTTTCATCTTCTGGAAAATCCAATACCATTGCGGTAATGCGATTGAATTACCGAGGGCCTTATAGCGAGCTGCGTCAGAAGTCTTATGCTTCTTCCCGTTCTCATCAAACCACTCGCCAATATCGGTCCATCCATCAGGAAAACCCTGTAATCGTTCACACTCAACAGGAGTCAGGCGGCGAACAATCCATTGCAGATTCTTCGTTTCCTTCTCTACAATCAAGTCAGTAGCATCCTTGTAGTCACGAGATTTCATCGTACTAACTTGTTCACTTTCCTTGTATTCACCAATGCGTTGCATTGCAAAGGCTTTCTTTTCAGCAACAAGCGGCATATTATTGCCACCAGTTCCCCATTGAGCCGTACAAGCCGGACTTGTATTACCTTGCTGGGTGTATCGAGCATCTTGACTATGGCTCTCAAATACAATTGGTTGATGACCATGCTCTTGTGCTCTTATTGTTCCTACAATATCGTAAGAAACATTCATTACACTACCGCCCTGATCATTCAAGACACAAATCTTTTGTTTTGAATTATGTAAAGAGGTGTTGTCTGCCAAACAAATTAACGTTTGATCTTGCAATGTAGAAAGCGTTGCACTCTTCTCGGTCTGTACCAGTGCGCCTTTGCCACCACCTTCGCATCCTGAACGAATCTTTAAAGTGTAGGCAACAGCATTACGGTCAATAGTGTTTATAGTAAAAGCAGTATCTTCTTTTACACCAGTCCCGTTCATGTTGGTTTCTCTGTCAATCATGTTTCCGACAATACAAAAGCTTTTTTCTCCCACCACTCGATCATCTTTAGCAGTGCATTCTTCAGTAATTCTGGCAAAGCTTTGCCACGTCGGGATGCTCTCGTCAGGATTCCCTGGCACGCCCGTGCGCTCAAATAGTATTTCTGCGGCACGTTGTCCTCTAAAATCCATGACAAGCGCGATTCTTTGACGACGTTGGGGCACTCCCCAATATTGAGCATCGAAGAGTCTCCATGCCAAAGACCATCCATTACCGGAAATTGCGCCGGATTTAGACCATTTTCCGCCTTTTCCCGAAGGTTTAGGAATTGTAGCGTCTGCTTCGACGATGTGTGCAAATTCTTCCAAGACGCATCGGAAGTCTTCTCCGTTGTTTGAGGAAAGTGCTCCTCTAACATTTTCCCAGATTGCAAATTTTGGATATTCTCCATTGGTGGCATTCCTCATTTCCTTTATCACACGAATCATTTCCATAAATAGACCAGACCGTTCTCCAGCCAAACCTGCCCGCTTACCGGCAATAGAAAGGTCTTGGCTAACAAGGTGAACCACCAGTAATACACGAGACAGGCTCAATCTTAGAACCATCAATCTCGCAAATACTTCCATAATGTTTCACCAAACCACCTCCTTTTAGTATCCTGTGTTACATAGCTAAATCTCCGAAAATGAGCGAAAAAATAATATGACGTTGATGCGTCTATTATTTTTTTTCGCTTATAAAACAAAAATTCTAGCAGATTTTATGTATACCCTATTGGGCTGGTGGGACAGGCAAGATTTGAACTCGCGACCAAGCGGTTATGAGCCGCCAGCTCTGACCAACTGAGCTACTATCCCATGCAAACGCCGACTTTCATCGGCGTGATGCCAGTGAAGGAATCGAACCTTATCTCTCGGCGTTTCCGAGCGCTTTTACCATTAAGCTATCCAGCAGTATACCTCAGAATTTAATTCTCACTATCCAAGCTACGTCGCGTTCCAATATGATCACTCTTGGCAACCATGTCGTAACATATAGGTTTCTTTCGGCTCTGAGCAACCGGTGCAGCGTAAGGGGCTGCGTGTGGAGCGACTGACGGGGCACGATCCCGCAACATTCAGATTGGAAATCTGACGCTCTGCCAATTGAACTACAGTCGCATATAAACGAAATCAGAAACAGCCAACCATTCGTTTTACATTCTAGTTTTCTGGCGAACTGAAGAGTATTTATCCGATAGCTAGTCGGCTTACACCTTATTTCTCTTCTTGTCTGGCTTGACGTCCTTTACCGGTATGACGTCTTTCAGGTCGCCAATGTACGGCCAATCCACGAACGAGCTAGAACAACTGATTTCATATTTTGCAGTCAATGAGTTTTGAACTCATCCTCTTACTTCATCAGCAAGCGTGCTTACCAACTACACAATAACTGCACAATCACCCAGCTTACAAAGCACTACTGCACTCTTACGAGCGAGCTGGGAATAATAGTGGTCAAAGGAGATCAACAAACGGTACGCAACCATAAGTTGATAATGGTGGACACGACCCGATTTGAACGGGCACACCGCTATCAACGGCAAAAGAGCCTAAATCTTTCATGTCTGCGATTCCATCACGTGTCCATAAATTGAGGGTGTCGGGATCGAACCGACGATCGGCTATAAAGCACGCTGTCTGGGTCAAAGCCAGATGCCATTTACCACTTGGCGAACCCTCATTATGTAACTTGGCTTGCTGCGTCCTACTGCTCCGTTTTTTTTTTGGAGAGCCAAGAATAATAGGAAGGTAATCATGAAAAGCAAGTGGAAAATATCCACTGGTCGAAAATGTCAGATTTGAACTGCGATTCCTGCTCCCAAAGCAGGCGTGTTACCATTACACCACATTCTCGATATGGTGCTACCGGAGGGGTATGATCCCTCAATTCCTCTCGGACGGTTGCTTTTAAGGCAACTGTGTCTCGCCAATTGCACCACGGTAGCATATAATGTGGCGAGTCGTCTCGCCACGTGTATTATTTTCTTAATTCTTTCCTAGTTGCCGGGAGGCCATAATATCTACACCATCTTCTAACGGCATTATCGGTCACTCCATATTTTTCACCAACCTTTAAAAAAGACATAGTTGTTATATCATTCAACAAAGTTTCTTTTGATGGCCATTCAACATTCCTTCTATCTGGCGAATGCCTATAGCATTCTTTACACAACGTTCCTTTCGTATTGTATTGTAAAGATTTGCCACACACAGAGCATCGTCTGCATCTATATTCTCTTTTCTTAACAGGAACTGAAACTTCCTTTTTAGTAAATTCGATATTGTTTTCTTCCATCAATCTTTTAGCTTTGTCGTACCAACTCTTCGCGGAATAATTTATACCAATTTTAGAAAGTGCTTGTTTTATATTTGGTGATGTTTTAAGTGCTTCTATCAACTTTTCTTCTGGAACGGCCTCTTTGTATCTTATATTTTTCCCACAGTAATTATCTGTTTGAGCATGACAATTTGGGCATAAAAGTTGTAGGTTGCTCAACTCATTGTTAAGCCTATCTCCATCTACATGATGAACCTCCAATGGAATTTCATGTCCCAACTATTCTGCATTGCCACAACATTCACATTTATGAGGTCTTATGTAAAGCAAGGCTTTCCTTAGCTGACTGCTAAAAGATACTCCCTTTGTAAATTTTGACAAATCAAAGTTACCTTTATTCTAGCCTTGCCCAGTAAAATGGGATATGTCTATATTATTCTCTTCAACATATTTCTTTAAAGCCGAGTGAGTTCCACCGCTGTTGTCTTTATATCCAAGTTTTCTTGCAACAGCATCTAAGCTTTTACTCTCTCTAAAAGCTTGCTTAATTTCTTCTTTTGTAAATTTGTCGATTCTTTTCATGAATTTGCCTCCAATATCTAATAGGTGGACGTTCGGGCTCTGGTGCCAAGGACGGTATTCGAAACCGCATGTGTTTCCACAGCGAGGTTTGGGCTCGCCCTGTCTCCCATTTGCAGCACCTTGGCATATATCGCCGGTCTTTCCCGGCTGTCAGCCCCGCGCAAGGCATTTTCGGAGGAAGAAACATCACGATACTTCGTTAATTATTTTAACGAAAATCACGATAAAATGTCTATTTTAGTTCAACTCTTCCAGCTTCTTCATCAGCTGGTCTACGTCCATATCTTCCAGCTCCTTGTCCTTCTTCTTTGCCACAATCTTCATAATCTTATCGCGCTGCGCCTTCTTCTCGGCTGCATCCACACGAGCCTCAGATTCAGCCAGCTTGACAGACACGATATACTTGACCAGCTCAATCTTGTTTGCCAGTTCGGTATCTTCGGCACTCTTAACAGCCAGCAAGGAGTCTTCGTCTGCGGTCTTCTTCTGACGATTCAGGGTCTTAAAAATCGCATCTAGTGCCTCGACACTCAGATCCCACAGATCTTCAACAGTCATAATACCCTTATAGTTGAAGCGATAGCGATTACGGGTTGCAATTTCAAACAGATTCTTTTCCATAATAATTTCTCCTCTTAAATAACAACTTTCAGAACCCGCTCAGTAGCGCCCTGAACCTTGACAACAAAGGAATCATGTTTCGTCTCAGAGAACCCAACGCCGGACAGCTGGTCATCTACCGACTGAACTGCCATCTGAGAACCAAGAGCCTCAAATACTCGCTTATGCTGTAACAGTTCCGCCTTCAGGAATTCATTGTAGAAGCCATTGGGCTTTTCAGGGTTAACACAATCCTTGAGCATGAAGAAGTAGTGACGGTTGCCATTACCAGTCTGTTCATCCCAGTAGTTCGGAGAGTACATCACAACAGACACAGGCACGAACTGATTGGAATTTACACCCCAGATCTCGCGGGTGCTAGTAGAACTGGGCAGCAGCTCCTTGATAGAGAATTTGCCATCCTTCAGCGTGACTTTTGCCACGGCGACATTCTGACCCTGATGCAGCGGCTTATCATAGTTAAACGAGTAGATGTTGCCATCAAATTCGATTTCAGCACGGAAACCAGTTTTACCACCACGATTAGCGTAGCAGTTTACATAGAAGCTGTACTCGCCCTCCTTCATCTTTTTGATGTCAGGCCAGGTGATATTCTCGACCGCAGCTTTCCCCTGATTAGGACAACGGATATCAACATCTAGGCGGCCATCAGTACGAGGATTCCACTTATCGCCATAATAGATATGATTCTTATCAGGTTCAATGCAATGAGCATCCTCATCATTTTCATCCCATTCACCCGACACATCGTTCCACTGGATCGAGAAACGCAGCACACCATCCATCTTGCCGCCAGCAGCCTTAACGTTTTCGCGAATATCGCTGTCTGCCATATTACCTGTATACGCCCAACTGAAACCATTAGGCCACTTGAACATGCTCGGCGCACTCTTATCCTGCGGTGCAATCAAAGACATCATATTCTTCTCAAAACGATTCTCCATGAACAGTTCTAAGCCAGTCGCAGTCGGAAGAACATCCCTGATGAATTTATCGATACCGATTTCTTCTGCACGGCCAAACTTCTTCGGATCAATCGCAACAGTCTTAGCCATTGCCTCAAACGGATTCACAGCGCCCATCACACGAGGGGCAGCATCACGGTTGCAGAACATGATGTTGTTGATAGTAACATCATCCAGAGTGGCGAACCGACGACCCAGACTGCTCATATAGCCAAGTTCGGTGACAGTCTTCTTTGCATCTTCCAACATCTTCTTGGTAAAAATCGCCTTGGGACGCTTATAGTTTGCAGGAGCAACAACTTTCTCGAAAGCAGTAACGGCTGCATCCACGTTCATACCCTCACTCAGATTTACCAGCAAAGTACCGATAGCGGTGTTACGGATACGAAGCTGTCCTATATCGCTCCACGCCGGTGCCAACCAAACATATGCGGCCTTGTTCTCAGTCGGAGTATTGTCGTATTCGATTTTGTTAGTCTTGAATACCTTGACGACGTTTTCAAATTCCTTACCACGATACAGACTATTCTGTGCAATCAGCTCCAGAACAGTATCAACAGCATCCATGGTCAGTTCTTCCAGAGAACGCTTATATACGTTTGCGGAATCACGCCACTGAGCCATCTTGGTAGCAACGTCATCAGGCCGCACAATGAAACGCTGCGGAATCTTGACTGCGAAATGGTCCCAAGTATGCACATCCTTGTGATTTTCATCGTACTCGTAGTTCATCTCGGTGCCGAACATATCGCCAGAACCAATCATATTGCGACTGACAAAGTACGGATTCACAATAGTGCGGCTCTTCACATAAGCATCCAGGGCGTCCACAACAGGCTGATACTTGACAGACTTTGCATCAAAATCCCACACAGTAATCATTTTTCCATCATCAAACGCTACTAGCTTGCCGATATTCTTCACGAAACGGCGGCAGCAGGAACAGTCATACTCGCGCCGTTTACGGAACAACTCATTCGTGCCAGCCGGGAAGCTGTCGAGATACAGATTGTACAGTTCATCCTCGTCTGCATCGGTGATAAACAGAGGGTTTTCGCCCTTCAC